TTGTACGAAAACCTGGCCAGCGGTTACGGCAGCAAGCGCGAGCAACCTGGCTACGTGCAAGTACCCGCAACCAAAGTCGAAGACACCATGGTCCCCATGTACGGCAAGCTGTCCGGCATGTGGGTACCCAAAGAAGTGCTTGACCAGTTGTCTGCATTTGACCAGTCAATGCAAAACGACTTGACCAAGATGTACCTCAAAGGCTTGTCGATGTGGAAGGAAGGCAAGACCGTTCTCAACCCAGTCGCTCACGCAAACAACGTGCTGTCGAATTTGACGATGGCCCACTTTGCTGGCGTGTCTTATTGGGACACGTACAAATATGTTGGCGCAATCTCTGACTTGGTCAGAGGCAAAGACATGGTCCAAGAGGCAAGCGACGCTGGCTTGTTTGGCGGCACGTTCAACCGTGCTGAGCTGATGAAGGTGTTGCCTGAAGAACTCAAGGCCATGGCACAGATGACCGAGTCGGCAGTTGGCCGCAACGTCGATCGACTGTGGAATGCTTTGTCTTTGTTCTTGCGCAAACCAATGGGCACGGCGTATGAAGCAGAGGATCAGTTCTTTAGATACTTGATCTACCGCGATGCACGCAACCGTGGTTTGAATGTGGATGACTCTGTCGACTACGCACAGAAGTACATCTTCACGTATGACGATTTGCCAAAGGCTGCGCGAATCATTCGAGACATGCCAGTTGGTTTGCCCTTCTTTAGCTACACGTTCAAAGCCATTCCGGCCTTGGCCAACACAGCGTTGGAACACCCGTTCAGATATGCTGCGCCAGCTGTTGCCTTGTACACAGTAAACGCAATCATGTACGCAATGGCTGCAAGCCTGGGTGGTGATGAAGATGAAGACTGGTGGACCATCATCCGCCGGTACATGACAGACGAGGAGTTCCGCAACAAGGCCAAGGAGATGGAGAAACAAGAGCGCCAGTTCTTGCCTGACTGGATGAAGGGCGCGAGCTTGTCACTGGGCACAGAAAAGACCATACGCTTGGGCACAGATGACTTGACCAACCTGCCCGTGTTCTTGGACGTGAGCCGCATCTTCCCAGGCGGCGACTTGTTCGACGCACACAACAACGCAGGCGGCATCCCACTGCTTGCGCCTTTGACGCCGAACAACCCGGTCCTGACTTCGGCTGCTGCGCTGCTGTTCAACAAGGACACGTTCCGCAACAAGGACATCGTTCTCAAGACAGACACCGACATGGAAGCTGCACAGAAACGATTGGCTTGGACTTGGAAACAAGTCTCGCCCGCGATGGCTGTGGGCAACACTCACTTCGAGCGTGCCATGAATGTGATTGCCAACAGCACTGGCCAACCCGTGAACGTGGGCCTGGCCGAATACACCGGCATCGGTGCCGACGGCTTGCCCATCCAAGCTAAATATGCGGCGATGCAAACCGTGGGTGTTAAGGCGCGACCGATTGACTTGGATACTTCAGAGAAGATTCAAGCATCACAAACCAAAGCAATGATCAGAGACTTGGATACTCAGATACGCAAGCTCAAGCGTTTAGAAGGCAAGGGCGCAATCAGTCCTGAAACTGCTGAGCGCGAAAAAGAAAAGCTGAAGCAGAAGAAACAGTTTCTCAAAGAGGGTCTGACTGTTGAGGGCGAAGACAAGGAATAGGGCCCCTACCAAAGAATGTTCTTATCAACTCCACAAAGCCTGTCACGCTTTGAGCCCTTCTTTAATCTTTTACAAACCGCGTCTTTCGACGCTTGCTTGGCTTTGACTTGGAGCTGAGATGCGGTCAGGGGTGTTGGCTCGGATGCCGTCCATGTGGTGATCCCGAGCCATACGAATACTAGGCTGAGGAATAAATTCCTGGCGATCATACATATCCTCCAGTCTTTCCATTAGGCGGTCAATTCGTTTCTGGTTGTACTGAACCATGGCAACGTAGTATTCGACTGATGTCTCTGCATCCATCTTGGCCAGTTGCGCTTCGAGCAATTCTTGTTCGGCTAATTCAATGGGCGACTTAGACCGAAAGAGATCGCGTATGAATTGAAGAACAAGTTCGCGCTTAGTCATTCAGGTCTTTCATCGATGGAATAAAACCAGTCAGCTCCAGCTGCCCACTTGCGCGAGCCGTCCACAGACCACGACTGTTGCGCGGCTTGAAAGTCAGGGAACTTAGTTTCGCTAGGCACCAGGCTTTGGTCGTACCAGAGGCATCGGTTGTTTGGCTGACAAGCAAACTGGCCGTTGTCTAACATGATCCAGTTGAATGACTTGTGCTCTTCGGCCTGCTCGGTGAAGCCGGTGTCCAGCGACATCTCATCGGCGCAGAAGTCTACGGTGAACATGTAGCGGCCAAAATGCCACTGCTTGTCCTTGCCTAAAAACTTTACGCTGAGATTTCGCAAGGCAATCTTTTCTACGATTGTGAATTGATAACTCATGCAATCCCACAGCTGGAGCGTGTCGATTGACAACGTGCCACTGTAGTCTTCATGCCAGACATACGCATGGATGGGCAGCTTGTCGTACAGCGCCCCGTAGTTGGGCAGCAGGGATTCAATCCTAAACACCTGGCCTCGCAATGCTTTTAAGCTGATCCATATTGCAGGCTCAAGTTCGCCGTGTCCCTTGGTGAAATTGTAAAGAAATTCTTTCTTAACAAAACATTTTACGGGCGGCAGTGATGCGACTATGTAACTCATTTCTTTAACTCCCTTACGTAGATGGTGAAGCTGCTTATGGTGTCGTGGCCAAAGCCCTTGAGCTTCTCAACATGCTGTGCCACTTCTTCAATCACGCCATTGCGCAACTCGTTGTAAAACTCTTCCGATGTTTTTACTTCGAGGTCGCCTAAGCGAACTCGGATGTGGTTCATCTCATCGGTCAAGTCGCGCATCTGGTTTTCAATCTGACGCTTACGATTCAGTGACTGGGTTCTGTCGATAGTGGCCCAGGCTTCGTCTTCTTCGTTCATGCCGCCTCCCTCTTCTTATCTCTAACAGCTTGAAGTCTTGCAATTTTCTTTGCAGTGTTTTTCTTTTTAAACTCTTCGTCATAGATAGCAAACAAAGATTCCATTGTGCCGAACGTGTGAAGGTTACCGCATTGATACCGGCGATACCTTCCTTCTTTACGTTGACGCGTTTCCTGGACTTCAACCCAGGCGTTACACACTGGGCACCTCATGCAAGCCTCCAGCCTGCCCACAGCAAACCTGATACAAGTCCGGCTAAGAACCAAACCAGACACCAGCCCAACACAAAGAGGATGATGTATTTCACCATGTCATCTCTTCGAGTTTTTGTATGTAGTGCAAAGCCTTGTTGCCGTCATCGCTTCCGTCTTTGCGGCCAGCACGCATGCTGTACTTGATGATGTTGCCTTTGAGAAAACCTCGGAACTCTTCGGGCGTAAGCACCGCCTCCATCACAGCCCATGGCTGCACTGGCATGTCTTTGTAGTGGCTGCCGCCAACTTGAACTTCATCCGCATTCATCAATCGATCTCCTTCATGTAGTAGGGTGTTGCAAATCCATCGGCACGCAGAGGTAAGCCTGGTGCCCAACTCAGTGACCGGCCCATGATCTCTTCGACCTTGGGCAGGTCGCTTGCGTTCTTTGTCTCGATGATGATCTCATCGTGAACAGTGAACAGCTGCTCGTGTCCTGCTTCGTCAAGCGCCAACATCGACTCGCGCAAACAGTCGCGTGCAATCGCCTGTGTGATGTTCTCCACCAGCTTGCCCCCATACGTTGCAAGCCTGGTCCACTGCTTGGTCTTCTGGTCCTGGCCTTCGTATGTCAACGACCCAACACTGGCCACAATGTAGCGGCCACCGGTCTTGCTGTTCTCTCTCACCAGGTCCTCGTTTTCAATGCGTGGTTTTATGTAGAACAACTTGCGACCGCTTGGCAATTGGATAGTTAGAAAACCGGACTCGTATCTGAAGAACAGCTTCGACCTATGGCCCGCAATCTCCAGAGCAACCGATGTCTTGTTGGTCACCGCCTGCTTGGCTGCACGCTCGACCGCGTACCACAGCTTCACGATCTCGGGGTTGGCCTCGCGCCACGCCACCTTGATCGGGTCCAGCTCGGCCTCTGTCAGGCCCATGTTCAACGCGCCCATGGTGGTCAGTGCACCGACTCCGCCCTGGTAGCCAAGGGCCAGCTCGGCGATCTTGCCCTTCTGCCTGTAAGGTGACTTCTTGTCGACACTGCCAGCAAGCAGCTTGAACATCTGCTCAGCTGATGCTTCGTAGATTTTGCCGTGGGTTTTAAATACATCCAGCCTCCACACGCACCATGCCAGCCAAGCAATCACGCGGGCTTCAATGGCGCTGAAGTCGACCGACAGTAGGGTAGCCCCAGGGCTTGCAATGAAAGCCGTCCTGATGAGCTGTGACAACGTGTCAGGCACTGTTCCAAACATCATTGCAAGTGTGTCGAACTCGCGCATCTTGACCAGGTCGCGTGCCAGGTTTAAATCTCTAAGTTCATTCTTCGGTAGGTTCTGAACTTGCACAATACGACCGGCCCAACGACCCGTGCGATTGGCACCGTAGAACTGGGTGAGGCCGCGCACGCGCTGGTCCTTGCACACTGCTCTGGCCATGGCGTTGAACTTGGTCACGCTGGTCTTGGCCAACTCTTGTCGAAGCATCAACACCTGGTGCACGATCTCGCTGTCGGTGTTGGCCAACAACGTAGGCACATTCTTTTTGGTCAGGTCCAGGATGGTGTCGTCGTCCTCTTCCTTTTGCAGCCACTCAAGCAATTGGTTGCGACTGTTCGGGTTGTCTAAACCTGTGAGCCTGATCGCCTGGTTGGTCAGTCGCTCTTTGAATAGTTCGGAACACTCGATAGCTGCATCGATCAAGACCGTGTCAAGCATCACGCCACGCATCATCATGCGGTGATCGAGATGCCACAGCTGCCATTCAACTTCAGGCACTGGGAACTTGGCCAGCTTGATAGCGATCTCATGTTCAGACTCAACGTCTCGTAAGCAGTAGTCTTTGAACAGCTGCCACTTGGCCCGATCGTGTTGCGCCCGGTTGCGTGTACGGCCACCGTTTATTTTGGTTGGCTTGCATGGGATGCAGAAGTACCTGATCAAGCTCCAGCCTACGGTCATCTTCTGTTTGTCTGGCTCGATGCCAACGACCTTGCCAACGTCAGCCAGGTTGCCGGGCAATCCCAGGTACAGGGCATGCACGCTTGTGCATCTCCACTGTTCGGGCTTGATGAACTCTTG